AGCTGGCACTAAAAATCTTGTAAAAGTAAATTCTGTGCTTCCTAATTTATCTACAGGTCTTTCGTATAAACCTGCTTTTTTCATATGTCTCAGTTTAATAGGTTGAATGTCTACTGGAACCGATGCATGATCTTTTATACTTTGTCTTGCTACTTCGTATGCAATGTCCTCTCGACTATCATAGCCTATGAATATTTTTAAAGGTTCCATCTAGTCTCTTCTTTCTATGTCTGCTTCTATACAATTTGTACCATACTGTATTTCAACTAACTTAAGATCGTTTTCTGATTCATTAGCTAATTGATGCCACATACCTTGAGGGATATGCAGACTTTCGTGTTGTTTGTAAGTACCATATAACTCATAATCAGTGTTATTGTTTATTGTATAAACTGTAGCAGTTCCTTCTGCAACAAACCAATGTTCACTACGTTCTTTGTGTCGTTGCATTGATAATTTATTACCCGGAGGCACTGCAAGTTCTTTTACTTTAGTATGACTACTATATTCGTGTATCACTCTGTAATACCCCCATGATCGTTGTGTTTTAGGAGCCTTCCATTCGTCAAGTATCCAACTAGACGAATTCAGTTTATTTTCGCCTCCAACTCCAAAAACAAATTCTACATTAGGTAAGTCACCATATATTTCATATTCTGGGGTAGTTGTATTACTTCTATCTCCACCGTTTGCAAAGATAATTTTTATTGGCCCGTGTGTTGCCATAGTTTTATATATAGCACCACATGCTGTGTTATCACTATCATCAAAAGATATAACTTTATCTACTATACTGAGATTTTCTATAACTTTAGCACGTTCTAAAAAAGGCATAAACGGTCTGCCTTTTTTTGTTGTTAACCATTCATCTGAATTGATGCCAACGTGTAACTCGTCTCCGAGTTTTTTAGCTTCTTTAAAATATTCTAGATGTCCGGAGTGTAGGGGATCAAATCCACCTGTAACTAATACAATGGTTTTCATAAAGATATTTATATGCTAAGTTAATTCTATTGTTTGTTTTAGAAGTTTCCAAACATAGCCAGAAGTTAACTCTTTACCTTGCCATTGCATAAAAGCTATTCGTTTTAGCCATTCGGTTAAATCAAATTCTTTCAAATTTTCTATATCAACAAGATTATTTGCAACAGGATAGGTTACTGCACTACTGTCGAGTGCAATAGTAGGGGTACCATATAAAACAGATTCTACAGAACTAGTGCTGTTATATGTAACCATGCAATACGATCTATTAAGGTCATAGTACAAATCGGGACTATCGCTGTATTCTATAGTGTCTTTAAATGTCTTTTTAATGTGTTCTATTACTGTTTTATCTAAAGGATGGCTACGTATTAGTATAGGACGATCAGTAAGTTTTTTTATTTTTTTAATTTCTTCACAGCAATAATCTTTATATTTTTTATTATTATAGATTAGTTTATTCAATGCACTATCGCCATCTAGTTGTAAACAAAATAATACATAGTCTCCTCTAATTTTTTGAGGCATCACTTCTATATTATATTTGTTTTGCAATTCGGACCATCTGTTATAAGTTGGATCATAAGGGTGTATACCTTCGTCCATGAAAAAAGAGTTCCAAGAAAATCTAATCCATCTATCAGCAAACTCTGTGTGTTTGTCTGTTTGTCCTAAACTTATTTGACGCAGTATAGGTAATTCTCTGATTAGTATCGGTATATTTTCTTGCTTGGATACTAGTTCTACTTGTTCATAAAACTCGTTTTTTGGTCTAGCTTTTTTCTTCATTCCGTTTTGAACAAAAAAGTCTGGTCTTGAATCACCTTCTAATAGGTATGCCGGAACTCTGAGCATAATGTCTTGCCCAGTAGAACTTATCATAGGATTTAATACTTTAATTTTTGCAGACTTGCATTCTTGTATTGACCAACCTATCACAATGTTGCATCTTCCATTCCTGCTACACGTAGTTTAACTACGTTAGTAATTTGCCATTGTTTTTGATCAAGTGCTTTGAGTACACCTAACCATTTATTGCGTAGTAATGCAAATTCGTTAATGATCTTTTCATAGTCAACAACGTCTGCCTCACCGTCAACGTATTTTTCAACGTCACGGCTTGACAGAGCTCGTTGATAGTTTTCAAGATATTTTTTGAAATATGAGCTACGCAATCTACGTAGCTCTATGTTTAGATAATTTAGGATTGCTTCAATCTCTTGTAATTGATTAAACCTTTGCTCTACAATTCCGGGCATAGCCGCGGCTGCCTTTTCAACATTGCCTACAAGTTTTACTTCTTGTTTTGCTTGTGATAGTTCTGTTTCGTAGTATGCTACTGCATCAGGAATTTTACTTACATCACGAGAGATCTCGCTATACCAACCCATTAATTATCCCATTCATCTATTTCGTCATCATAAACATCTTCTGAATCAATATCTAGATAATAGTTAATTGCTGTATCTAATTGTGCATCAGCGCCTAATACCTCTGTAAGAGTCATATCAGTAACACCATAATCTGCCATTAGATCAACAAACCTTTCAGCCGCAGTTTCTATATGTTTTTTATCTAAATATTCTTTAAATAACATCCATATTTCAGCTATTTGTTCATCAGTCATTATTTACAGTTTCCTCGATTGGTTCAACATCAGCTACTTCGTTTTCGATAGCTTCTTCAGAGGTATTTACCACAGAAGCTTCTTTTACCAAGTAATCTGACATAACCTTATCGAGTAAGTCACCGTTCCAGTTTTTACGATATTCAAGTAGTTCTTCACCGTCCATTGTAGTGTATGCAAGACGATTACCTTGCTTGACAATAACGCCTTTTGCTTCAAACAATTCAAGTAAGCCGCTATATGGATTCATACCTGTTTCGTATGGAATCTTAACTTGTACACCTTCGAACGGTTTAGCATAACGTGTTTTCATAACCTTACAAGCGGCACGAATACCACGAACTTCACTGATCTTGTTACCATCTTCATCTTCTTTTAGTTTTAGTTTTTTCATTGCTACTACAATTGAAGATGCATAGATAAAGCCTTGACCACCTGAAATCTTATCATCTGGATCGAACATATCTTGAGATGCATATGTATGATTAGTACATACTAAGCCAACATTGTGTGAGCCAATCATATTAACTGTGTTACGAACAAGTGAAGTCAATGCCTTAGGCTTACGACCCATATCACCTTTCATATCACCCTTGTTAAACTGATCGACATCAGTAGGTGTTAGCAACATACCCAAACTATCAATAACAAACAGTACCTTAGGACGATCTTCTTCTGGCATTGCTTTATAGTCGTTCATAAACACACTAATAGTTTTAGCAACGTCATCAATCATTGACATATTAAGTTTAAGTAGTTTTTCTTCTGAAGTGTCTACATCTAGTGCGTGTAGCCAACTTTCGTCAAGTGCATTCTCTGAGTCAATTAGTACTACAAAGATGCCTTGCTCTTGTGCGTATTTTACAATGTTACCTGCACAAATATATGATTTACCTGCACCAGATTCTCCTGCAAATACTGTTACCTTACCCATAGGAACACCTTTGTTCCAATCACCTGAAATAAGATAGTTGAGTGCGTAGTTGCCTGTGCTAATCCAATCAGTAGGATCGTTAAATCCTGCACTCATGCCTGTAATGGATTTAGTTAACGAAGTTCGAAACTTCGTAGGATCAAATGCTTTTGATGCCATATTAATCTCCTAATCTAAAAAGCGTGACAGCTATTAACTTTTGAAGTGTTGACAGGTAAACCGTGAATCTCTGCTTCGGTTTCGTTAATAGCTGTCATATTGTTTTACTGTCCTTGACGTGCTCTAATCATTGCTAGAATGTCTTGAGCATTGCCACCTTCTGCAGGAGCCGCTTCAGCCGCTGGTGCTGGAGTTGGCTCTGGTGCTGCCTCTGCTACTGGAGCAGGTGCCGCTTCTGGTGCTGGTGTAGGTGCTGGTGCAGGAGTACTTGCTGCCGGAGCAACAGGATCACCTGTACGTGCCGCCATACCACTTGGACGGAAATACTGCGACCAACGGTCTGCATCGTATGCTTCGCCATCAACTGACGCTTCGAACATTTCTTGCATGACTTTAATTGCAGTTTCGTCAGGCTTTTTAGGTAAGAAGTCACTTAGATTATATAATCCGTGTGTGTTGATAGCATTCATTTCTTCATCGTTTAACGGACGCTCTCTACGTGCCCAGTTAGATGTAGAATAGTCTGCATAGCCGCCTTTTGAAGTTTTGTTAAGACGGAAATCAACACCAGCAGTATAATCTGTTGGCAGTTCTTCCATATCTGGATCAAGCAATGCTTGTTTAATGATTTGAAAGATTTGAGGACCGATGATAAATCTACGGATTGGATTCTCCGGAGTTGTATCTTCAGTTAAAGGATTATCCGTTACAAAGCCTTGGAAGATATATGAACGTTTCTTCCAGTACTTACGACCCATATCTTCTAG